TTACAAGAGGCCTAATAAACTAATTTCACCCGCACGGCATGGTGCCGAGGCGGATTTTCGTGGAGATTCAAATGGGTGGTATTGTTGTTCATCGTGGCGGCGGCGACATAGCTGATGACGCCGTGACCCTAGCCAAGATGGCATCGGGCACAGATGGTAATATAATTTCATATGATGCATCAGGCGATCCGGTCGCAGTAGTAACGGGAGATGACGGACAGGTACTTACGTCCGCTGGGGCTGGACAACCTCCTGCGTTTGAAGATGCTGGTGGCGGCGGTGGTGCAACGCAGGAGTTCTTTTACCCTGTTACGTTCGTGTCCGGTGGCGCGACAATGATTCAAACGGCTAACTTTGGCCCCGGCGCGCAGGCCAATTCGGATAATGATCGTGGCCATGTCGCCTTTATTGTTCCGGCTGATTTCTCATCCATCGATGAATTAGTTTTCATAGTTAACCCAGATGTGACGAATAGTGTGTCATGGTGGAAAACCTCCGTGGGGTATGGCTCACCGGGGCAAGCTCCAAATGCACATACCAGCAGCAGTTCAGCCACCTACAATGTGACCGAGGATGTTCTGTTTGAGGTTGATATTTCCGGCGTGTTTTCTTCGATAGTGGCGGGCGACCAATGCGGTATCCAACTTTATATGAATGGTGCCGGTGGCGACGTTACGTTTCTTGGCGTGCGGTTCAAATATTAAATTGAAAGAGATACCCAATTATGAAAGGTGATAAATTTGTCTCCCGCGAAGTTGCAGTCGAACTACTCGTTAGAGAGTTGGAAGCGGTTGGCTACACCTGTGACATCTCTCAGAGCAACCGCGTTGTCGAGGACGGCGCAGTGGTTCTCGAAACAGAATCGGGCGAGCGGCTAATGCGCTCAATTCGGGCTGGGCGCAAGGTGTTGCTGGACGCAAACGGAAATGAAGTTTCCCCAGGAGATGCACGGCCCCGAACTACTGAACGGTATATTTTAATTGACTGTAATGAGGTGATAGATCGGGAAAAGGTTCAGGCGGTTCTCGACGCACACGATGTCTCGCCTCAGTGGCGTGATGATCGGAAAGGCGAGGCGCTGACAAAAGCGAAGGCGCTAATAAATCCAAGTTCATCGCTCACTACATCAGCCGACTGGATCAAAACTGTGCAGAAGACTCTCGATGATCTGCACGTCGCCATCGATACCATGGACTTGGCAGCACTCAAGACGCTCGATGTGCGGGCTTGGGCTGGTTGGTCGTAATGCCCGGCATCCAAAAGAATGTCGCCTACACGCTCGATATCGGGCTGTTTTTATCTGGCTCGCTGGTGATGAGTCCTACGTTAGCGACGGGAGATTTCAAGATATCCAAAGATAACGGTGCGACGGCGAACCTCGCCACACTGCCAGTCGTGTCGCCCTCGTCCAGTGGTGTTGTCAAGGTGGTTCTGGCGCAGGCTGAGATGAACGCTGATCGAGTGACGATTATAGGCCGTGACGCGGCTGGCGCGAATTGGGAGGATGTTCTGGTTGCGTTGAACACGACCGGCGACACCGTCGATACGGTTAAGACTGTGGTTGATTCAATTTTGGTTGACACGGGGACGACATTAGACACCAAGCTGAACACGATAGACGATTTTCTCGACACCGAGATAGCGGCCATCACGGCAGCGGTTATCACGAATGCCGCCGGTGCAGACGTTGCAGCAGATATTATAGCTATCAAGGCTGAAACAGCCACAATTGTTGCTGACACTAACGAGCTACAGTCAGATGATATTCCTGGTACGTTGTCAACCTTAACAGGCAAGGTAGATACAGTTGACGGCATTGTAGATGCTATTCTTGTTGATACCAACGAGCTTCAAAGCGACGATGTTCCGGGACTGATTGCCACGTTAGATGCCGTGGTGGACACGGTAAAAGTCGATACCGCCGCCATCCTTGTTGATACTAACGAGCTTCAGACTGATGATATTCCAGCAAAGATTGCCGCATTGGATGATATCCCCGGCAGCTTGTCAACTCTAACGAGCAAGGTTGATACCATCGACAACTTCTTAGATACTGAAATTGCAGCTATAACAGCCGCTGTCATAACTAACGCCGCTGGGGCAGACGTTGCTGCCGATATTATCGCGATTAAGGCTGAAACCGCAACGATTGTAACCGACACCGACGTAATTGATGATGGCACCAGTGGCTTGGTTAAGATCGCCTCAGACGTGGCTGCAATTTTAGTAGATACCGGCACGACGTTGCAGGGCGAGTTAGACGGCATTCAGGCTGACACCGAAGATATCCAGACTCGCTTGCCGGCGGCTCTGGTCAATTCGCGGATGGACAGCACCATGGATGCCACGGGGTTCGAGGCTGCCGCTGTGGCTGAGATTGCGACGGCGCTTTTGACGACTCAAATGACAGAATCGTATGCCGCGAATGGCGTGGCGCCGACGCTGGCTCAAGCCCAGTTCGCGGTCCACCAGTTTATGATGCAACATGGAATATCCGGCACAGCGTGGACCGTGCGGAAACTGGATGATACGACGACGGCGTTTGTCGTGACACTCGACGACGCGACCTCACCGACAGACGCCAAGAGGGTGTGATGCTGGCCGTTGAATACCGGGGCATCGATAGCCTGATCCCATACGCCAATAACGCGCGCACCCATAGCGACGAGCAAGTTGCGCAGATCGCGGCGAGCATCAAGGAATTCGGCTGGACGAATCCGGTGCTGGTAGACGGCGACAATGGCGTCATAGCGGGCCACGGGCGCATCCTAGGTGCAAGGAAGCTGGGTATCGAGGAAATACCCGTCATCGAGTTGGGTGGCCTGTCTGACGCGCAGAAGCGCGCCTACGTGCTGGCTGATAACAAGCTGGCGCAGAACGCGGGCTGGGATAACGATCTGCTGGGCATTGAATTGGGTGGCCTGGACGCGGAGGGCTTTGATCTAAGCCTGATTGGATTCAGCGACCTTGAATTGCGCGGGCTGCTCGAGCCGATGGAAGGGCTGACCGACCCCGACGATGTGCCGGAGGCACCGGACGATCCGGTAACGAATCCCGGCGACGTGTGGATACTTGGCAAGCACCGGCTGAAATGTGGCGATAGCACGAACGCGGATGATGTTGCGGCTGCGTTAAACGGCGTTGAGCCGCACCTGATGGTGACGGACCCGCCTTATGGGGTGGAGTATGACGCGCATTGGCGAGTGGATGCGGGGTTAAACCAAGAGACAGCGGCCCACGGCAAGGTTGAGAACGACAATAAGGCTGACTGGCGTGGGGCTTGGATGTTGTTTCCCGGCGACGTGGCGTATGTCTGGCATGCAGGCCAGCATGCCAACGTTGTCGTTGATAGCCTTGCGGCGTGCGGTTTGAATATTCGGTCGCAGATTATATGGGTCAAGAACAACATCGTTATGAGCCGAGGTGACTATCACTATAAGCACGAGCCCTGCTGGTACGCGGTACGTAAGGGCAAGGTCGGTCACTACGTTGGCGGCCGCAAGCAATCCACAGTATGGGACATCGACAAGCCCCGGAAGAGCGAGACAGGCCACAGCACCCAGAAGCCCGTCGAGTGCATGAAGCGTCCCATAGAGAACAACAGCAGCCCCGGCCAGGCGGTGTACGATCCGTTCCTCGGCTCAGGGACTACGATCATCGCCGCCGAGATGACCGGGCGCGCGTGCCACGGGCTGGAGCTATCCCCGGCATACTGCGACGTGATCGTAAAGCGCTGGCAGGACTTCACGGGCGAGCAGGCGACAACGGAAGGGTCGGGGTCAATTATGCAGTCTATAAAAGCCGATGCCGCGTAAAAAGCCCGGTCCCAAGCCGCATAAGCCCGACATCAAGACCCGCAAGTCGGTCGAGATGATGAGCGCGGTGGGCATACGGCAGGACGAGATAGCGGCGTGTTTGCGGTTGGCGCCCAACACGCTGACGAGATACTACCGCGATGAACTGGACAACGCCGCGAACAAGGCCAACGCCAAGGTTGCCGGCGCGCTGTTCAACAAGGCGGTGAACGGCGATACCACGGCGATGATATTCTGGCTCAAGACCCGGATGCAGTGGAAAGAAACCAGCGTCAGTGAAGTGCATAATCATAACTACGCACACATGCCCGATGAGGTGCTAACGGCGGAAGAATGGCAAAGGCAGGCCGCGCCCCCAACGATCAATTAATCTGGCAGCCACGGTCCCATCCGCAAGCCGCGCTAATTAAATGCCCGGTGTTCGAAGTTTTCTTCGGCGGGGCACGCGGTAGCCTCAAAACCGATAGCGTGCTTGGCGACTGGATATTCCATTCAGCCCAATACGGCGAGAACGCCGTTGGTTTAATGGTCAGGCGCACCCGTGAAGAGTTGACGGAAACCGTAGAGCGCGCCCGGCAGATATACACGCCGCTTGGTTTCGATTTCGCCGGCCACACATGCAAGAGCCCGAACGGCTCACGATTGACATTTGCATACCTCGATCGGGACAGCGACGCCGATCACTATATGGGCTGGTCGCTAACGCGGGTTTACGTCGAAGAAATTGGCAACTTTCCCGATGAGCGCCCGGTAATGAAGCTGATGGCGACGTTGCGGTCGGTGCATGGCGTTCCTTGCCTGTTCCGGGCGACGGGCAACCCCGGCGGTCCTGGTCACCACTGGGTCAAGGCAAGATATATCGACCCGGCGCCGAAGGGCTGGGAAGTGCAGCAATATGAATACATCAACCCGTTCGACCAGAGTGTGGTCGTCAAGGACCGGGTGTTTATCCCCGGCCGGATAACCGACCACGACTTGCTTGGCCCTGGCTACATTGCAAATCTTCAGATGTCCGGCTCGGCAGAGTTGGTCAGGGCTTGGCTGCTCGGTGACTGGGACGTGATCGAGGGTGCGTTTTTCGACAACTGGTCGGACAAGATGGTGCTGCGCCCGTTCACGATACCGGAACACTGGTTGCGCTTCATCTCGGGCGACTGGGGCTTCGCGGCGCCGTTCTCGTTCGGCTGGTGGGCCGTTGCCAGCGAGGATTACCATACCGATGAGGGTATTGTTCCGAAGGGCTCGATGATTAGGTACCGTGAATGGTACGGGGCAAAGGCGGCCAATGTCGGTATCCGCATGAACGCCGAGGATGCCGGCGCTGAATTGCTGCGCAAGACTGGCGGCGAGAAACTGAGCATTGGCGTACTCGATCCGTCAATGTTTTCCACGCAAAGCGGGCCGTCTATTGCCGAGCGGTTAATGGTGGGTGCAAAGCAAAAGCTGCTGTTCCGGCGCGGTGACAATGCCCGTGTCGGCCGTCGCGGCGCAATGGGCGGCTGGGACCAAATGCGGGGCAGAATGACCGGCGTCGAAGGCAGGCCAATGATCTACTGCTTTGCCACCTGTACCGACAGCATCCGCACCGTCCCGATGTTGCAGCACGACAAGGACAGGGCCGAAGACCTCGATACGACGGCGGAAGATCACGCAGCCGATGAATGGC